GGGTCGTCGGCGCGAAGCCGGTCCCAGTCGGGTTCCGCGGGCGTGTTGGCCTCGACCTGCTGCTGTAGTGCGTTGAGCAGGTGCGCGTATTGTGCGCGCTCCGTCCGGACCTGATCGAACTCGGCGAGCGCTGCTTTGCGTGCCTCGGCGAGCTCTTGGGTCTTACGGGTGTAGTCCGCGGTCCTTGAATAACCGTTGATCAGCTCATTAAGCGGGACCTCGATCTCTTGACCATTAACCTTAATGGTGTAGACCGGCACCGGGTCTTGCTCTGCCTCCGATTCATCATCATCGCGGAGCGGCTCCGACACGTCTTCCGGCGCGTCGTAACCGGCGTCGGAATAATCCGGCGCCTGCGTGCTTTCGGAAGCCTCTTGGGTCTCCGGCTGTTCGCCGGCCAATAAACTCTCGAAAGCGGCTTCTGCGGCTTGTAGGCTGCCGCTGTTAACATCCGCAGTGCTCTCTGGCGTGCTGCTCATCGTTTACTCCTTGCGCCCTTTTAGGCGCTCCATATGGGCCAACGTGAGGCGCCCAGACTGCGCCACTACGTTTAGGTGGGTTCTGACGTGGTCAAGGCAGGTGATGGCCCTGTAGAGCATCTCGCGGCCTTGTGCGTCCTCTGGCGGGGTTTTGCGCCAGCTCTCGACGTACTGGGCCTCGAGGTCGGCCAGCACTTTCTGCAGCACCGGGTCGTCCAGCAACTGCTGGGCTCGGGCGCCATATTCGACTTCTTCGGACCGGGTCATCGGGTTCTCACATCATCGGGAGCTGTTGTGGCATTTGAGGCGCGACGGCCTGCTGCATCGCTGTCTGTTGCCGGGACTGTTCGCGCTCGCGCTCGACCAGCGCGCGGATCTGCGCGACGTTGACCTGCGCGCCGTACCTCGCTTGGATTTCGGCGGCGCGCAGCGAGATGTCTGCGTCGAGCTTGTCTCGCTCGCGGTCGTCGGCCCGCAGCGATTCTTCCTTTTTGAGCTGGAGCTCGGCCGCTTTTTTGGCGATGTCTGCGTGGATCGACTGCGCCTGCACCTGCGCCAATATCTGCTCCGGCGTCGGGCCCGGCGGGGTGGGCTCAGGCGGCTGGTAGTCGGCCGAAACTTCGCTCACAAACTGCGACGCATCACGGAATCCGGACAGCTCGACCACTTTGGCCAGCGTGTTCCGGTACTGCTGCACGGTGACCAGCGGATTCGCCGGACCCAGCGTTTGCAGGATCTGCTCCTGCTTCGCCGCAATCTGCGTAAGCATTGCCATGCGCTCTTCATTGCTGCTAGCACTCAGCGCCACGTTCACATCGACATCCATATCCGCATTCCAGACTCGCGGGTCGATGGGCACAAACTTGCCCCGCAGGCGCACGATCATCGGCTGGCTCTGGTGCTTGGTCAGCATGCGGAGCAGGCCGCGGAACATGCGCTTGAGCCCAGTCTCGGCAAACACCCGGGCCACCAGCTCTATGCGGCCCTGCGCAGCGCTTATGGTGGCCGCCACGGCCGCTCTGGTGCTGCTCTGGAGCGCGTCCGCGTTGAGGCCCTGCGAGGCCTTGCTGATGCCCGTGCGCGTCTCCTTGACCATGTCGAGGTATTCGACCACCGGGAACGCCGCCTGCCCAACAAAAGGCTGCGAGAAAGGCTGGACCATGCCCGGCGCGCGCATGCGGATGATGGCCCCGGTTTCGTTGTTCAACACGTCGTCGAGGTTGACCTGCCCTTCGACAATGGCCGTCCGGGGGTGGATGGACTGCGCAAGACTGTCGAGGATGTCGCGCATCACTTCGGACTTAGTCTCCTGAATGTCGAGGACCTTGTCGGCCTCGCTCAAACCGATGACAAGATGCGGCTCGGGGTCCGGCGTAAAAACCGCGAACGGGACCTCGTCGCATCCCTCCGCTGCCACGACCTTGTACGCGCTGCCGATGGTGCAAACCTTCACCAGCTCGGCGACACCATCGCCGTCGCGGTCATAGCGCAGGTAGCTCTCGATGTAGAGCACCTTGCGGCTCGGGGCGTCAGATCGGTCCGCCTTGTAAATCGACAGGAAAGGATTGCGCTCGGTGCGCTCCTCGTTCGTTTCGAGGTCGTCGTCCTCGCTGGAGTTTTCCTCGACCAGTTTCTGGTCGTAGCCCATCGCCACGAGGTCGCTGACGGTGAGCACCTGCCGGTGCGCCACTAGGCTTGCGCTGTCGAGGTCTCTCGCGCGCCGGTCTACCAAAAACTCCTCCGGCGGCACCGCGGCGACGCGGTACTTGAGTTGGCGCTTAACCCGGCGCAGGACCACATCGAACGTCGGTGGCGCCATCGGCTGGAGGCCCTGCATGTCGAGGCTTTCGGCCTTGGCCTCGACGTTCATCGCGACACTCACCACGGCCAGTTCCGGGTCCTGCGTCAGCACCGCAACCTCGGCGTCAGATAGCCCCGAATAGCTGTACTCGCTAGTGTCGATCTGTTCCTCGGGCCACCACTTAACGATGCCGGTCTTGCGGACTAGCGCATCCTTGAACACCGCGTAGAGGATCGAAAAGCCCGGGTTCTGCTTGCTGAAAATCTGGTGGACAACGTCGGTCGCTTGCTCTGCGCTAGCGATGTCCTCCGGGCCCACGGGGACAAACTCGGCCACGCGCTCGGTGCCCGTAAAGATGCGCATCAGGTTGGGCATCATGCCCAGCACCACGTCGCGCACATCGGTGCTCACATGCGCGCTGCGACCCTCCTCTTCGGTGCCAAACGGTTCGCCCCGATAATATCTCGTCGCCTTCGCGCGCTCCGGGGACACCACGCTGTCGATGTAATCAATCGCATCTGTGAGCTCAGCCGCAACGGCCGCGGAAAGTTTCTCGTTGGCCTCAATCTCGGCCGCGTCTTCGCGACCAGCGTCGTCCTCGTCCGGCAGCTCGACGCCTGCGTCGGCCAGCATCGCGATCTGTTCTGGGGTCGGTCCGGTCATTTCGGCGCCTTGTACTGGATTCGCAGAATCTGATTGCGCACGCGGTCGCGCTCTAGCCGGGGGCCGTGAATCGGACCGCCAGCCAGCCACGCAGAGCACGTCCGGTCGCCAGCGCACTTGAAGTCGAACAGCTCACAAAACCCAAGGTCAGCCGCGTCCAGCACGTTCGCCGCGTAGCCCTCGGGCTCGTCGTCGATGCCGTCAAGAATGCAGTCAAGCATCTCCGCAGTCTGGATAAACGCAGCGCAGTTCCCGCAGCGCATGCCCTTGGCCTGCGCCACCGTCGTCTGCCATTCATCCGCCCGGGCTTGCCAAAACTGCGGGCTGGGGTCGCCCGGGTTCGCCGGGCCATAGCCGACGTTTTTGAACGCCCAGTCGCGGGCCTTGAGGTTGGCCTTGATGTCGCGCGTGGCGAGCGGGCACTCCATTAGTCGACGACCGTCCACGCAACCGTAGCCGCGGTCACCCCGGCGTCGCGGATAAAGGCCAGCTTTTCGTTGGCCTTGACGTAGACATATTCGACCCAATTGTTGACCAGCATCGGGCTGGCAGTGATGGTCGCGGTGGGCGTCGCGGCGATTGCAAAATGGCAATGGCCCTGCGAGCACGCTAGTCGCACCAGCACGTCCTTGGTCGCCGACAGAACCGCGGTGGCCGCGGAGGTCGTACCAACAGCGACAACGCCAGAGGTGCCGATGTCGTCAGACGATAGAATTGCGCCGGGGATGACACGGCCGTTGCCGTCGACAAGCTGGTTAGCCATTTACTTTTTCCTCGCGGCCTTGCGGCCCTCGCTCATCGCAATGGCGATGGCCTGTTTCGGACTCTTGACCACGGGCCCACCTTTGCCGGAATGCAGCGTGCCGCCCTTGAACTCGTGCATTACCTTGCCGACCTTGGCTTGCATCTTCGACTTCTTCATGGTAGGCCCTCAAATCGATGGCGGAAGCGTACCACAGCGCGCGCAGGATTACGCAAGACGCGGGATGGCCCGGCGGATAGGCTT